AATTGCACTCACACCCAACACAAACTAAATGTTGTGGATGCGACAATTTAACCACAGTAAAAGATGATAAAATTACTGCATTGGATTTGAATTTGGTAGAACTAATATCAAAACCAAATCAAAAAAATAATTCTTCTTCTGTTTTTACAAAAGAAGATCTTGCTTATCAAGAAGCAAGAAGAAACCGTAAAGTTAGAAAAATGGAGTTTGAAATTAAATGAGTTGGGAATCCCCAAATCTATCCAAAGGTGATATTGAATTACTTACAATTGCATTGGATGAATATCTTTATGCATCAAATTTAGAAATTCCAGATGTGCCTAAAATGGAAAAAATGTTGCATCGTTTGGAAGATCATTTAGACAAATTTTAATAACTATTATTATCTTATTAATACAAAATAAATGGATCAACACACCTACAATAATTGGGTGAAAATTAAAGAAACATTTGAAATGTCTGGAAATATAAAAAATATGTTTTATATAAGAGCATGTGAAATTATTAAAACCAGAAAAGACCCTTTTGCTAAATTTTTTGGTGATAATAAATGAAAATAAAAGACTATGGAAAAATATGTTCTAAAGAAACAGTAGAAGTATTGCAAAAAAGCATTAATGGTTTAATATTAAATAATCCAATCAGACAAACTTATTGGTTGCCAATTAATAGAAATCCAAAAAATAATATAGAAAATTTTATAATAAAAACATTTAATTTGTATTTTTCGGAAATTAATAAAAAATCTGTTGCTGGATTCGAATGGTGGGTTCAAACTAAAGATTATATAAACCAAGATTCTTGTAATGGACAATTATCACCAATATTGCATTTTGATTGTGATGAAGATAAAAATATGTTTGAAAACATAATTATCAGTCCATTAGGATGCACAATAACCTATTTGACAAATACAAAAAATAGTCCAACTTTTATTACAAATGTTGAAACAACAGGACAAAAAACATATTATCCAGAACTACCAACAGAAATAATCTATTCATATCCTGGTGAAGGTAAATTTCTTACATTTGATCCAAAATATCTTCATGGAATTGGAAAAACAAAACAAATTAGAACAACTTTACTTTATAATATTTGGAATTATCAAGTTAGTGATACAGTAAACAATTTTTTTAATGAAGATTTAATTAATTTAGAAGTCATTAAAAACAAAGAAAAAAATATAAAAAAATATAACGGACCATTTGAATACGTTAATATAAACATATTTGAAATTCCAATGAAAGTAAAAAAACCTTCAGAATATAAATTTTATGATAGTTTTCATGTAAATTTGTAAAAAACATTGACAGACCTTTTAATAACTGATATAATAACTTTATATTAATGAAACGAATGGAAAAGTTTACAGTAGAAGAATTTGAAACAGACTTTGATAATCTACTAGAAAAAGTAGAGAACGGAGAATCTTTTATAATCACCAGTGAAGGAAAAGAAGTGGTCATAATGCCTGCCGAGGATTATGAATATATTGTAGATACAGTTGATGGTATTGTGGATGAAGAAGTCATACGTATCCACACGGATCACGAAGAAGGTTCGTGAGTTCTTGGGAGTGTGATGTATGGAGCATCGTGGGTTTTATAAGCCCAAGTGGACCAGATTAGTCCCGTGTTAGGGTTCGATTCCCTACACTCCCATAGTCACGGAGAGACTTAAAAAGTACTGGTCGGGACCCCCTCGAAGTCACGGATGGACTATAACAGAACTGGTGGAGTCATATGACCCTATTATGAGTTTACAATCTCTCTAAAGGATTGTTGGTGCGGATGGGATACTCTCCCCGCCTGGTTTCCAATTTCCAGTTAAAGAATTGGTGGCGTGCATGAAAGACCTAAAGGGAGAGTTGCATAAACTCTCCTTTTTTGGTATAATAAAATAAAATTATTTTTATATATGAAAGTTGGTTTTAATTGTAGTTCGTTTGATTTGTTCCATGCTGGACATGTCACAATGCTTAAAATGGAAAAAGAATTGTGTGATTATTTAAAAGTTGCACTTCAAGTTGATCCAACAATTGATCGTCCTGGAATTAAAAATAAACCAGTACAATCTGCTTATGAACGTTATGTTCAACTTCAAGGATGTAAATATATTGATGAAATTCTTGTATATGAAACAGAAGAAGATCTTCTCAATTTGATTCAATCTCAAACAATTCACATACGATTTTTAAGTGAAGAGTATAAAGATAGAGATTTTACCGCAAAACAATATTGTATTGATAATGGAATAGAATTGTTCTTTCATTTGAGAAGACATAAGTATTCTTCAACTGAAATTAGAAATAGAGTTCATCATCTTGAAGAGCAAAAAAGATTAAAAAAATCAGAAGAAAATGTAATAGAACAGTATTCTCCAGAAATTTTAGAAAAGTATTCTATTAAAGATAATTAATTATGACAATTTTAGTAACTGGTGGGTGCGGATTTATTGGTAGTAATTTTATTCATTATTTGAAAAAAAGAACAAGTGAAAAAATCATTTGTATTGACAAAATGACTTATGCTGCTGATTATGGAAACATTTCAGGTCTAGATATTGATTTGTATCCACTTGATATTAATCATTCGGATTATGTATTTGAACAAAATAAAATTAAAACCATTTATCATTTTGCTGCAGAAAGTCACGTAGACAATTCAATTAAAGATTGTTCTGAATTTGTTAGTACGAATATTAATGGAACAATTAAACTTTTAACTCTTGCAATGAAGTATGAAGTGGAGAAATTTATTCACATTTCAACTGATGAAGTTTATGGTTCAATTGAAGAAGGTAAATTTACAGAAACAACAACTTATAATCCAAGAAATCCATATTCAGCATCAAAAGCAGCAAGTGATCATTTTGTAATGTCGTTTTATAACACTTATGGATTGCCAGCAATCATTACAAATTGTTCTAATAATTATGGACCAAGACAACACGAAGAAAAGTTAATTCCAAAAACAATTAAAAATTTAATGATGGGAAATAAAGTTCCTATCTATGGTGATGGACAACAAATTCGTGATTGGTTATATGTTCAAGATCATTGTGAAGCAATTTCGGTTGTAGCAGAAAGAGGAAAGTTTGGAGAAAAGTATAATATTGGTGGAGAATGTGAAGTCAAAAATCTTCAATTAATATAAAAGATTCTTGATATTATGGGAAAAGGAGAAGATATGATAGAATACGTACAAGACCGTCCAGGGCATGACCGTAGATATTCAACTGATATTACTAAAATACAAACTGAACTTGGTTGGTCTCCTAGATTTAATTTAGAACAAGGATTGGAAAAAACCATTGAATGGTATGAATGCAATAGAAACTAATCTGAAAGATGCTTATGTCATCACAAATAAAAAGTTTGAGGATGCTCGTGGTTTCTTTATGGAGTCTTTTAATTTAAAAGAATTTGAAAAAATTGTTGGAGAATGTAATTTTGTCCAAGATAATCATTCAAAATCATCTAAAGGAGTTTTGAGAGGTCTTCACTATCAAATTGAACATGCTCAAGGAAAACTTGTTCGTTGTATTTCTGGTGCAGTGTTTGATGTGATTGTTGATTTGAGAAAATCATCTCCATCATTTGGAAAATGGTTTGGAATTAAATTATGTGAAAATAATTTACAATTGTGGGTTCCTCCTGGTTTTGCTCATGGATTTTATACTTTAACTGATACAGCAGAGTTTTGTTATAAAACCACAGATTATTATTATCCAGAATATGATAGGACTCTTCTTTGGAATGATAGTAATATTGGAATTGAATGGGAACTTGATCAAGAACCAATTCTTTCAAATAAAGATATAATTGGAAAAACTTTTAATGAGTGTGAAAAATATGAATAAAATTTCTGTTTATGGTTTAACTAGACATTTTATGCTATAATACATAATATATGAGTTTGATGTTTTTATGAGTCAATACATTAAAAAGGCACTTGTTCTTGGTGCTGGTGGTTTCATTGGAAGTCACATGGTCAAAAGGTTAAAAAGTGAAGGTTATTGGGTTCGTGGTGTTGATGTAAAACTACCAGAGCATTCAAAAACTTTAGCAGATGAATTTATTTTAGGAAATTTAACTGATCAACTTTTTACTGAAAAAGTCATTGAATATAAAGGAGACAAAGGTAACTTCTATCATTCAGTTCCTTATCGTTATATTCAATCGTTTGATGAGATCTATCAGTTTGCTGCTGATATGGGTGGTGCAGCATTTGTTTTCACTGGTGAGAACGATGCAGATATTATGCATAATTCAGTAACCATTAATCTGAACGTTCTGGAATCGATTCGTAAATTTAATGATTTTCTTGGTCATAATAGTA